AGCTACAGGCACAGCTAGTCTGATGCAAAAAGAAGTTAGGTCTCAAAGGCTAACAATGTTCTTACAAACTGTTCAGAATCCAGCGATTGCACCATTCGTTAAGATTTCTGAAATAATAAAAGAACTTGCATATAGCTTAGACCTAGACCCTGATGAAGTCATAAACGACCCAGCAGCTGCTGAGATATATGCTAAAATTATAGGATTACAAAATGCTCAGCAACAAGGACAAGAACAACCTCCAGGTCCTGGTGTCGAGTCCGCAATGGCTGGTGCTCAAGGAGTACCTCCAGAAGTTGCAGGAACTGACAGTCAAGGAACTGGCAATGGCACAATCGGAACAGGCAGTGTTTCGCAGCCAGGGGAAATGGAGTTTACTGGAACAGTTAATACACCTCCAGGACAACCTCAAGAATAATTAACAACAAGGAGTAACCATGAAGAAAAAAACTAAAATGATGGCTGGTGGCGGCAAAGTCAAAAAGAAAACTAAGATGATGGCTGGTGGCGGTAAAGTCAAAAAAACTAAAATGATGGCTAAAGGTGGTAAAGTTAAAAAAACCAAGATGATGGCCAAAGGTGGTAAAGTTAAAAAAACTAAAATGATGGCTAAAGGCGGAAAAGTCAAAGGAACAAAAATGTATTCAAAGGGCGGGAAAGTTAGCAAAGGTAGGTAGTGTCATATCTTATAAGTAACGTACCCCATTTTAAATGTTGGGTACGAAAAGAATTTACTGCTAATCATAATAACTATCACGGCGAATATATACACGCACTAGCTTTTGCAGTAAATACTATACCCGACAGGTCTTTAAGTTTTCAAGTTGTATTCACAGGATGTGAAATAGATTCTGAAGATGGACCAGATGAAAACATACACGGTGGTGCTATGTGGGCAAGAATGCCTATACAAGCATTAGTTGCAGACATACCGTATGATGAATGGCCAGAACCAATGGAAGACCACTTATGTCAACCTTGGGACTGTGAATCAAGAACACACAGTGTAGTTGTTCTTGATAGAGTTAGTTCATCACCTTGGTTATGTAAAATAGATAATAACTTTTATAAAGGTAAATATTTATTTACTGTTGACTACACTGATAGTGATATTGCTGATGACCCTGCACAGCATAAACAATCACATGTGTTATGTTTACAAGACGCAGGAGAATGGACTGGTAACTTTGTTGCTTTACCTAATAATAGAGTAAGAGCTACAAGTCCTGCATTATGGAGAACAGGAGAAGGAGCACCTGACTTTGCACCCTCTCAATGGATACATTCTGCAGAACAACATGAAAGTTACTTAGACCCTTTTACAACTTTTAACAATTTATATTCAGATGGTAAAAAAACTAAAAAATAAAAGAAAAAAATTTTTTGCAGGAGGCAATGTTGGACCTGATATAAAACAAAATAAATTAGGTTCTTTTTCTGTTTTTGCAGACCAACTTACTACATATAATTTACATAAAAAAGGTTTTATAGGAAAGAAATAATAAATGGCAACACCAGGATACGCAGCACTATACAGAGTACCAGGAGCACAACAATCAGGCTCTCAAGATAAACTTGTTGATAATGTAGTTGGAGAAGAAAAAGCTCCTACTATGGGTTTATATTCTGCAGCAACTCCTATGGAAGTACAAAGTCCTGGACAACCGCAAAGACTATTTGATTCATCAAGAGCAAGATATGCTGCTGGTGGATTAACTGGTGCGTTTGCAGAAAAAGAAATTGCTGATGACCCAGGTTATCGTGCTTATGAAGATGGTGGTATTGTTATTCCAGAACTACAAGGTGCACAAGATGCTGGTATGCCAGTAGATTTATTAGCACAAGATGAAGCGGAAGAACAAGAAGATAATATGGAAGAAATGGTATCTGAAGAAATGCCAGATATGGAAATAGAAAATAAAGATATAATGGATGATATGGAAGTTAATGTAGATACTTCTATGTTAACAGCAGAAGATGAAGAAGTATTAGAAGATGCAATAGAATCTTTTCCAGAACTTATGAATATTATTCCTAAAATGTTAGTAGCTACACAACCTAATATGGTTGGTGGTACAGAAGAATTTACTGGTGAAGGCGAAGTCGAAGGACCAGGAACAGGTACATCAGACTCAGTCCCTGCAATGTTATCAGATGGTGAGTTTGTTATTACAGCTAAAGCAGTTAAGCAAATAGGTGTAGACAAACTTCGTAAGATGATGAAAAAAGCAGAAGACGATTATGATAAAGATATGAATGTCCAAGAAGAACAACAAATGGAAACAGGTTCTAGAGAGGACATCATGAGTGCTGCTTATGGCGGTTTATTAAATAACCCTTATAAGTAGGCTTTACAAATAGAGCTACCCTGAGCGTCACCAAGGCACTCTATTTTTCGGCTACTCTTACAATAATGTAAGACCCCAACAATAACAAAGAAAGGTGATAACAAATGACTGATAGTAATGAGACCCCTCTTTTCGAAAAAAGAGCTACTTCTCAGGAAAGTGAAGAACAACAAGAAGCTAACCCATATAATCAAAAAAAGAATTATCTTGATTATGATGCTATGGACGAAGCGTCGAAACAACCCTTTGCTGATGCTAATACAATAGCTTATAAAAAAGATTCTCCAAAGACTGTAGTTGACACAGGTCGAGTACAAGATGAGGAAGAAGAAAAAGAAGAAGCTAAAGTAGAAGCACAACCTTATAAAAAGGTAGACTATAAAAAAAGGTATGACGATTTAAAACGACATTACGACGATAAGGTAAATACGTTTAAACAAAAAGAAGAAGAACTTCATGCACAATTAAGAGCTAATCGACCTAAGTATCAAGCTCCTAAAAGTAAAGAAGAACTTCAAGAGTTTAAAAAGAATTATCCAGATGTTTACGATGTAGTTGAATCAGTTGCTCATACTCAAGCTACTAAAGAAATGGAAGATTTAAAAGAAGAAATAAAATCTCTTCGAACTAAAAATACTGAAATTTCTAAAAAAGAAGCTGAAGCTACATTGGCTAGACTTCATCCAGACTTTAATACAATTAGAGAATCGGATGATTTTCATCAGTGGGCAGATAGTCAACCAGAAGAAATTAAAGGTTGGATATACAGCAATGCTACAAATGCGACGTTAGCCTCTCGTGCAATTGACCTTTTCAAACAGGATGTCGGCAAGTCAAAATCAAAAGACATATCAGGCGACTTAGTTCCTGCATCAGAAATGATTCAGATTAAGAACAGTAAAGAAGTTGGATATGGTTCTAAAAAGATTTGGACTCGTTCACAAATCGCAGCTATGTCTCAAAGCGAATTTGATAAGAACGAAAAATCTATAACCGAAGCAATGGCTGAAGGACGAGTCGTAAATGATAGTCCTAGAAGAAATTATGGCGGTTCTGGAAATCCGACTTATTAAATAACTTATAGATAGTAGTTGCACTTTTAACAACAACTCAACTAGAAAAGGAGAAATACTATGGCTGTATTTCAAAACGCTGGTGGAGCTAGTAATAATAACTTTAATGCGGGTACCTCGGGTCAAACGAATGAATTTTTCGTTCCTGAAATTTTCTCGAAGAAGATTCAAAACTTCTTTAGAAAATCATCTGTAATTGAAGCTATTACAAACACAGACTATGCAGGTGAGATTTCTGCTTTTGGTGATACCGTAAATATCATTAAAGAGCCGACTATCACTGTCGCAGCATACACTCGTGCAGCTTCTACGGCAACTCAGTTCCTAACTGACCAAGAGTTGACACTTGTTATTGACAAAGCAAACTCATTTAAGTTTATTGTTGATGACATTGAGGAAAGACTTTCTCATATCAACTTCGCATCAGTAGGTGCTTCAAGTGCGGCATATACACTAAAAGATACAATGGATTCAGAAGTACTAAGTACAATGTTTGCAGGTGTGTCTACGTCAAGCCCAGACCATCGCCTAGGGGGTGATGGAAATGGTGCTGTATCAACTAGCTTTGGAACTAATGACCCATTAGATATGGGTAACGGAAGTTCTGAGCTAAGTCCTTTAAAAATCATGGCTAGAATGGCTAGACTTTTAGATGACTCACAAGTTCCTGAAGAAGGACGGTGGTTCGTTGCAAAACCAGAGTTCTATGAAGAACTAGCTGACACCGATTCAAAACTAATGTCATCTGACTTTAACCAAGGTGACGGTGGTGTAAGAAACGGATTAGTAGCTTCTGGTCAAATCAGAGGATTTTCTTTATACAAATCTTCTAATGTACCTGCAGTTAGCGGTACAAACTCAACTGGCCAATGCTTAGGAGGACACATGTCTTCTACGGCTACTGCTCAGTCAATCCTAAATATTGAGACTTTAAGAGACACTAATAGTTTTGGTGATATCGTTAGAGGTCTTCATGTTTACGGAAGACAAGTTCTTAGAGATGACGCTATTATAAAAGCTGTCTACGCTATAGACTAAACCAAATTGCAGGGGTGATTAAGTTCATCCCTGCTTTTTTATAAAAGGACAATATTATGGGACAAGTTAAAAACGGTATTAATTACGAAGATGTTATTGCAAGACACCAACCATCAGTTATGGAAGGTAATAATGTAAACTCTGTTGACCATGGAAAAGATAAATATCCAAAACAATATGGTAAAGTAGATTTAAGAAGAGATTGTGATAAAAGTGAAATGGGTACAAAAGGAGATACTAGTATGTATCCTGATATGCCTATTAGTAAATTAAAACTTAATTTATCATAAAAGGAATTTAAATGGCTGCTCCGTTTAGAACGTACTTAGATTTATGTAATACTATACTAAGAGAACTTAATGAAGTTGAATTAACTTCTTCAACTTTTACTAGTGCTTTAGGTATACAAAAATTTATTAAAGATACTATAAATAGAGCTTATTACGATATATGTAATGCAGAAGATAAATGGAATTTTTTAGCTGTAGGAGACCCACTTAACGATTATTATGGTAATGCAAATATAGATACTGTTACAGGAACTAGATGGTATGATTTAAGAACAGCTCAAACACTTTTAAATCAATATAGTTTTATTGACTATGATAATATAGTTATAACAGAAGAAGGAGTATCTGGTAAAACAGCTCCATTTGAAATATTTAAACTACAACCTATATCATTATCTAACTGGCAAAGATTGTACGGAGTTCAAGAAGCTAAAGATAAAAGTGATACACAATCTTATGGAATACCAAGAAGAGTTATTAGAGCACCAGCAAATGATAAGATAGGTTTTTCTCCAATACCTGATGGTGTTTATAAAGTATATTTTTATGCTTATTCACAACCTACAGAATTAACTGCTCATGGAGATACAGTAGTATTTCCAAAACAATACACATCAGTTTTACTAGCACGAGCTAGATACTATGTACATCAATTTAAAGATAATATGTCTCAAGCACAATTATCTGAAGTAGAGTTTCAAAAAGGATTACGCACTATGAGAGAACAACTTCTTGAACCATTCCCAGTTGCAATGGATGATAGAAGAAGTGTTTATGTCTAAGAAAAAGAAACATGTAAAGTTACCACCTACTTGGATTAAGGTAAATAAAAAAGAAGTAATTAAAAGATTTTTTAAAGTATGGCAGAACAAGGCATTTCAATAAACTGTGAGGGCGGATTAGATTTAGTATCTAGCACAGCCTTGTTATTTAGAACACCAGGAGTAGCACAAAGATTAAATAACTTTGAGTCTTCTATACACGGTGGTTATCGACGAATAAGTGGATTTAGTAAGTTTGGTAATAGTCAAGTAACAGGTACTACTGACCAAATAGAAGGATTATTTAGATATGCAAAAGGTGTAGTAGCTTGTGCCTCTAGTAATATTTTTTATAGTGCAGATGGTACTACATGGACACAAGTAAATAAAGATACTTATCAAGCTAAAACTGGAACAGTTGCAGTAACTTCTGGAAGTGCAACAATAACAGGAAGTGGT